TTGCTTGATGTACCTATTGATCAACTTGATAAGATATCTAAAGACAGGTTTTCATTGATGGTTAATAACATTGCAAAGAAAACTACTGGTAAGTTGATCATTAAAGAATACCCTACTGGTTCAGCACATTCAGGTCATTTCAGAGCATTACTTAATGAACTTAAATTAAAAAGGCAATTTGAACCAGATCTTATCTTTATTGATTATCTTAATATATGTTCAAGTTCAAGAATGAAAGCAATGGGAGGATCAATCAATTCATACACTTACATTAAAGCAATTGCTGAAGAGTTACGTGGCCTTGCGGTCGAGTTCAACGTACCGATCTTCTCTGCAACGCAAACGACTCGTTCTGGTTATTCTAACTCGGATGTTGGGTTGGAAGATACAAGTGAATCTTTTGGATTACCCGCAACAGCGGACTTAATGTTTGCATTAATATCTACCGAAGAACTTGAACAACAAGGTCAGTTCATGGTAAAGCAATTAAAAAATAGATACAATGATCCAACAATGCATAAAAGATTTGTAATTGGTGTTGATAGATCTAAAATGAGATTGTATGATGTTGAAGAAACAGAACAAACTTTAACCGATGATACACCAGTATTTGATAATACTACTACTGGTCAAAGATTTAAGGATTTCAAATTATGATAGCAAGACTTATAAGTTACTCACAACCTACAGACATTATCGGATTAGAAAATGTTCAAGATCTTATAGCATACTGTGCTAGAGTATCTAATCCGTCTGGCCAAGAAAGCAAAGCAACAAATGAAAAACTTTTAAAATATCTTATTAAACACCAGCATTGGTCTCCATTTGAAATGGCAAGTGCTTGTATTGAGATCAATACTACAAGAGATATTGCAAGACAAATATTAAGACACCGTAGTTTTAGTTTTCAAGAGTTTAGTCAAAGATATGCAAATCCAGTAAAGGAGTTAGATTTTGTTACCAGAGAAGCGAGAATGCAAGATGATAAGAATAGACAAAGTAGTGTCGAAGTTGATGACGAAAATTTCCAACTCGATTGGAAAAGGGAACAACAAAGAGTTATCTGGATGTGTAGGCAAGTCTACAATGCAGCCATCAAAAAAGGAATCGCAAAAGAAGTTGCAAGAGCAGTTTTACCAGAAGGATTAACTACATCTAGATTATATATGAATGGTTCTATAAGAAGTTGGATTCATTTCATAGAATTAAGATCTTCCAACGGTACACAGAAAGAATGTAGTGAAGTTGCTATAGCATGTGCTAAAGCGATATCAAAAATATTTCCAATGGAAGATTTAATAAAATGACAGTAACATATATGACAGATGGTTCTCCTAAATCTTGGGATAAGAAATTAAGAGTTTATGAAGTAACTTATCCTAGTGGCCAAAAAGTAATGTGGAAAAACATTACTGCTCGTGATTGTTTAACGAAATATGAAGGACACAATTCTATGTATGATTATAAATGCCAACTACGAGAGTTAGGTGGTAAAGAATTAGCGTTGGTTAAGATTAATGACAAATAGATATACACAAGACATGACTGGAACTGGAGATCATATTGAAACTAATGAGCCAGAAAGATATTACGATTGGATGTTATGGCGTATGAAAAAAGAAGAAAATAAAGAAGCTAACAGAATTTATTATGCAGTTAAAGGCCAACTAATACCTGACAGCTGGAGCCAGAAAGATATAGACAGAATGCATCATCAATATGTTAAAAGGCTTTGGGGTAATAATGAAAGATTAGAGTATACCGAAGAACCCTTTGAAAAGATATGGAATGAAAGATATTGATAGTTTAGCTCTCTCAGCAATATATACTGCAGGTCATATTATTATTTCTATGACAGTTGTAAGTATAATGACAGGTGCAAGCTTATGGGAAGCCGGATCAGTGGCACTGATAGAACCAGCTTTAAATGGCATATGGTTATATGTACTACATTCTGTATGGAAAAAAAATTACATTTAAATGCATTTTTTCCTTTACATTTGTTGAAAACTGTTGTATAATAGTACTATAAAATAAACAAAGCGGAGAAACTTTATATGTCTAAACCAATCTCAACATCATCACTTAAGGCTTTAATCCTTAAATCTGATAAACCCTCAATTAAAATTCAACTCTTACTAAGAACTCTTCCTGAAACTATTAGAAGAGAAACTGTAAGAGAAGATTACAATATGAAGATCATAAAAGATCTTGCTAATAAGTACACAATGGTTCAAAAATTAGCTGCGGAGATTTTATAATGGGTATACACATAGGTAAACACAATAGAACACCATCATGGATTGGCAGGTTTGATCCACAAAATCCTGATGACATGTTAGAATATGAAATGGTTAAGTCTATTGTAAGAGCATGCAATTCTTCTAAAACTAAGTTTAGAGTAGAGAAAAAAGGTAGAAAACCAACCAATGGTTTTACTTACTTCGGTGACTGTAAAGGTGGCATTAAAAATGCTACACTATGGGATGTATATGTTTATAAAAGAACATACGATTATTATAATAACAAAAGGATTGGCTAATGATTATAGTTGACTACAGTGGTATTGCACTAGCAAGTATCATAATCAATAAAACATTTGATGAACAAATGATTCGTCATATGATATTGAATTCTCTTAGAATGTATCATAAAAGATACCGTGATGAATTCGGTGAAATGGTTCTTGCTGTAGATGCTGCAAACAACTGGCGTAGGAAAGCATTTCCACAATACAAAGCTAATCGTAAAAAAGATAGAGGTACTTCGTCCTTTGATTGGGATGAAGCATTTCGTATTCTAAATCTTATAAGAGAAGAAATAGGAGAAAACTTTCCATATAAAGTTATTAAGATTGATGGTTGTGAAGCCGATGATGTTATTGGCACATTGGTTATTAAGAAATCACGTGTTGATTTTAATCCAGAAAAAATCATGATTGTATCTTCTGATAGAGACTTTGTACAACTACAAAGATTTAAAAATGTCAGGCAGTTCTCTCCAATTCTTAAGAAAGAAATTGTAGAAAAGAATGCTAGGTACTTCTTACTTAATCATATTATACGTGGTGATAAAGGCGATGGTGTACCAAATGTACTATCTAATGATGATGTATTTGTTGAAGGTTTTAGACAAACACCTATGACTCAAAAGAAAGTAGAAGACATTATGGAAGACCTTGAACAAGGTGAATTACTTTATGCTGCATCATGGTACCGTAACTATTGTAGGAATGAAAAATTAATTGCTCTTAGCGAAACACCGCCCGAGCTCAAACAACAAATTATAAATAACTATGAGGATCAAAATCCCTTAGAAAACAAAAGTAAAGTATTTCATTACTTAGTTACTAAGAGATGTAATCAATTGATTGAAAGTGTACAGGAGTTTATTTAATGATTAAATATGTTTTTGAAATATTAGAAGAAGTTGGCAAACAACGGACTCGTGAAGAAAAGGTCAAGATTTTAAAAGAAAACGAATCATGGGCTTTAAAAGATGTCATACGCGGCACGATGGATGATAAGGTACAATGGAATCTTCCTATTGGTAGACCTCCATATACTCCTTCGCCAGCTCATCACCACCCAGCAAATCTGTTTAGAGAAAATACAAAGTTCAAATATTTTGTAAAAGGCGGTCAAGGTGATAAGATGCCAAAATATAAAAGAGAACAAATCTTTATTGGTATATTAGAAGGTGTACATCCTGAAGATGCTAAAGTTGTTTTGTCGATGATCAACAAAGAAAAACTTAAAGGTATCACAGAACCTGTAGTAAAGGAGGCATTCCCTAATTTACTATAACAACGAAAGGTAACAAATGTTGCAGCAACTTGAACGTTTACGTAAAGACTCTAATGAATTACAAATTTATGCATTAAAACTTAAAAAGCGAGGTAAGTTAAACAAGATGAATAGAATTTTAGAAAAAAGAAATTTCTTAGAAAACCAAATCAAGTTGATAAATCCGGAGGTAAGACTTTCTACTTAAAGCAAAACTTAATCCTTTACAAACAGTGAAATTTATGATATAATCTATATTATTTGAAGGTGACAATATGAATATTTTTATACTTGACAAAAATCCAATTACAGCTGCACAAATGTTGTGTGACAGACATGTTCCAAAAATGATTGTGGAATCAGGTCAAATGCTAAGTACTGCACATAGATTGCTGGACGGCATACCAGAAAAGCGTAGGTCTAAATCTGGTAAGACCATTCAAACATACTTCTCTTTTGGCGATGAACGTGATGACATGTATTATGCAGCAGTTCACAAGTATCATCCATGTACTACATGGACTCTATCTTCCAAACAAAACTACGAATGGCATTACGAACACTTCATTGGTATGTGTAATGAATTCGAATACAGACGTGGCAAGGTTCATAAAACCTATGAAGTTCTTGGTAAAGCACTTGCTAAAACTCCGATAAATATACCAAACATTGGACTAACCGAGTTTGCACAAGCTATGTCACATTATCCTGATTGTATAGTTAAAGGTGATGCTGTTTCAGCATACCGTAATTACTACCACATGGCAAAGTCATTTGCTAAATGGAATTGGGGCAGGCCTGCGCC